ACTCATTTGTGAATATTTACCTTGTATAAATAGGTCATAATCTGTTGAATACAAAGACAAATCAAAAATATAAGCTGCTTTATTTTCATCTAAATCTTGAAAATCGTGAAACAACTTGTTACCAATAAGACTCTTTTTTTCTAATTGCTTGAATTCAGCACTATCATCTAACTTATACAAACAGATTAACTTTTTATCTTCAGGCACATACATTCCTTTCCATGCTACATATGTACCTATTGGTACATGCTTTATACCTCTCTTTATTAATAAAGAAGGATATAAAAATATTTGACTCTTTTGAATATATGTTTTGTGTACATCGTCTACCGCCATTATAATGCAAATTTAGAAATTAATAATTTATATGGTAATGTGTAATTTCTGTTACTAAAATGCCATTCTGCTTCTTTAATTAAGTCATTATACTTAGAAATCCATAGGTCATAAGTTGTATCTGAAACTTCAAAACAATATACTTGTTTATATAAATCAATTACTATAAAATTAAAAACTATTTTATATCCTTTTTTTATATAATCAGAACATGTTTCTTCTACTAATTTTTTATATATAACAGCCTGTAACCAATAATTCCAAAACTCTACTGATTCAGGAAAGTCTTTTAATGGTTTATTTGACGTTTTCAAGTCATTAATATAAATTGTTTTATCCTCATGGTTAATACCTAAATTATCAAGAATACCTTTTAATCCTAGTAATGAATTAGGTATTTCTAATTTTAATAATAACTCATTTGATATAACATCGTGGTTAAGAAGTAGTTTTGTAACCTGTTCGTTATTTTTTAGTTTTTCAGCAAACTCTTCACATTTAACCAACATATCCATATCTATAATCTCCCTATTTTGTTTTTTATTTAAAAACAACCAATAGTCATTAGAAACTTCATTTATGATTTTGTTAACACGTTGTTCATCTGTTTTTAAAGATTGATGTAAATCCATGTCTATAAGGGCATCTAAAATACATTCTGTATATTCAGATAAAGTTAGATTTTCCCAATCTGCTATAGATTCTATCTCTCCCTTTCTTTCTAAATGAGTTTTATAAACGACATTGATAACTTTTAAAGTGTTGTCTGATGGTAATCCACTAGGAGCAATAATAAATAAATCATCAAAATTTGATTTGTCAAGCATTAAGCTATGTATAAGTTTACCCTCTATTAGATGTTTACCAATAGCTGGCTCTACTTCTTTTAATACATAATCTTTATAGAATAAAGCCGGTGAATACATTAATTTTGATAAGCTACTATAAGAATGATATAGTTTTTCACTATAAAATATTTCTTCTTTTTCTTTCGTTGTTAAGTTTGTCATAATTTTCCTTCTTCGGCAAATGAATAATAATTAAATTCTTCTGTTATTATTATATGGTCTATAAAAGCAATATCCAATATACCTGCTGCTTTTTTAACTTTCTCGGTTAATTGAATATCGTTATTGGAAGGGTTTAAGTTACCAGATGGGTGATTGTGTGCTAATATTACACCACTTGCTAACATTTTTGTAGCTGTTCCAAATAACAATTTAAGATCGACAATGCTACCTTCAACACCTCCCGTAGATAACAAATAAACTCCCATTACCATATTTTTCCTATTTAGAAAAATGGCATATACTCTTTCTCTCATATTTATATCAATATCCCAAACCTGTTTAAATACAGCAACACTATGTTTAGCTGACGTAATAGATGTTTTTGGTTTCTTTTTTTTATCGTACAACACAGTTATCTCTGGGATAACCATTAATTCTTCAGGAGACTCGAGATCTATCATGCTAAAAAGAGTTGGTGATAATGATTTAATTTAATATTATACTTTATATCAACATACTCTATAGCAAATAATTCTAAATTATTTTGATATCGTTGTTCAAACCATTTGGCTGATTTTAATTCTACAGAATATTTATTATAAAAAGCTTTGGCTATATCTATAATTATTTCAGCAGAAAGCTGGTATTTGTTAGTAATACTAAATAATTGACTTGCATAATATATTGATAAAATTGTACTCAAATAAAGCATTTCGTCTGCTACACCTGTATATCTTTTTTTATTCATAGTTGTTATAAATTTTATTTATTTAAATCGGTAAAATCTACCAAGAATATTTCCATTAAGAAACTCTTCTTTTTCTAAAACTTCATATTTAAACTGATGTTTTACTTCCTGATAAGTTAATTCCATTGGAGAATAACATATTTTTAAGATGTTTCTTTTAATTAGTATACCTGATTTGTAAGCATCTTTAAGAATTACGTTGCTACTATAATAATTCATAAAATCAGATTTAAGCACTCTAGTGTATTTTTTTAACCGTTTGTCAGTAGTTAATGCTAAGGCTTTTTTACCTAATTTCTTTTTGATATTAACATAAAAATTCTTTTTTCCAATATATCTATATGATTTACCATCTATTATAGCTTGCATTTCGTATATAAACCCTATACTATTTATAGGGATCATATCTTCAGTAAATTCTATATTGTTATATATCCACATATTATGATACTAAATCAGAATAAATACACTTATAAATAGATCCTTTTGAATTGGAAGACTCCAACATAAAACTAATTGTTATGTCTTTATCATTATGTTTTAATACCATAAAACTTTCACCAACAACATTTGAACCTAACTCTATTATAAAATAATTATAGGTATTAGCATATGTTTCTATATACTCATATAAATAACTACTTGAAATAGAAATCTCAGGTATCAGCAATGTTTCTATTTCTATAGCAGCCCTTATAGATATAAATGAATCATGTGCTCCAATATGAAAATCAATATTTTCATTTCCGTCAAGTATTTTATACTCTTTCCAATCATAAATTGTAAAGACATCTCCTGTGTTTGTTACACAATCCCATTCAAAATTTACTTTCTCTTTACCTGTATTTTGCGATATTTGAGGATTTCCTAATACAAATGCTAATTTGTTATATGTAGTGTTTACTGTAGAATAATAAAAACTAGTTCCTACAACCGATTTAGATGTTTTCTTTGCCATAATTTTATTTTAAACTTATTTTTAATAAAGGTGTTACTATTTCTCTTACTTTGTTAATACCCCATTTTTCTACTGAGTCCGATAAATCTTTTTCTAAATTAAGATGTACATAGTTAAATGAATATCTTTCTTTATATTTTTCCATAGCTTTTATACCCGCAGAATCGTTATCAAACAATACAACTATCTTAGTATATTTAAGTTTATATGCTGAAATCATATATTCAGGTAACAATGAATTTTCAGAATTCGGTGCTATTGTTTCTGCATTTTTATATCCTAATTTTACAAAAGTTAATAAATCCTTCATAGAACTTGTAATTATTAAATAGGGAACAGCCATAGTCAATTGCTCTGTTCCCTGTACATAATCCATAACATTAATGAACTTACAATCTTTAACCATTGGGTTATATATTTTGTATAAGCTACCATCTTGTTTAAAATAACCATAAATACGTGGACCTTTGATATGCAATTCTTTTAAATCAGCTTCTTCTGTCTTACTCATTATATATTCTTGTAATGGTTTTACATTATAAGTATTTAGTAGTTTACTACCTATTCCATATTTCATCCAATATTTTTGATCATCTGTAGTCCATTGTCTACTTAAAAAGTCTGTTACTTTATATTTTTTATGTTCTTTAAATTCGTTTGGGATATGACCATTAGGATTGTTTATAAGATATTGATTGTAATCTTCTACTATTTTAAATGCAGCTTCTCCTCGTGTACTTAAATTAAACAGTTCTTTAACAAGTGTAACAGCATCTCCTTGTTTACCTGTACTAAAATCTTTAAACTTATACCTATTAGCATTAGAATCATAATATACATAAAAAGAAGGTGTTTTTTCAGTAAGATTAAAAACAGAACTCATTCGTACATCTTGACCTGTTAGCTGTTCTGCAAGTTTTAAATAATATTGAAAAGACCAATTCCAAGGTACATCTATTAACCCGCACACTATTGTTTTTGTACTTATCATATTTTTAAGATAAAAAAAGGGAAGTTTTTAAACCCCCCTTTTAAATTAACATCAGTTATAAATTTATAACTCGAAATCATCATTATTTGTGATAATACCACCACCTAAATCTATTGGGCTAATAGTGTTATTACCAAACCCTTCAACAGGTGTTGCCTTACGTTCTTTTTCAATATGAATATTTGGATCAAAGGTAAACACATTACCAGATTCAACTTGTTCCATTTCGAACGGGATACCTTGTTTAGTTGTTTTAGGTAAATATAAGTCGTAATTCATATATCCGGTTTTACCCATATATTCTTTACCACAAATACACCAATTTAACCAAATATTACGAAAAGGAGCATCAGTATCTAAAGCACTTATAAGTTCTTCAATAGTATCATATTTTTTATCTATACTATCAAACCATGGTAACTTACCAATAGCTCTACACAAGCCTTTTATAAACTTTAACAATTCTACATCTCTTTCAATTACAATACCTGTTTTTGTTGTTCCATCAGAATATGGCCATTTATCAGACTTTACTCTACCAACTTGACCTTTTGCTTTACCAAGCTCTGGTCTATCTTTATCTATTTGAAAGCCCTCAAAAGCTTCTCCTAAGTCAGGACCTTCCAAATTAAATACTAAATTATAAGCTCCTTCTTTCCATTTTACAGATTCTAACTTAATAGAATTGATTTTGGCTGATACATTACCCGGCTTAAGTGTTTTAGGTACACCTTCTTTTGGTTCATCATTTACATTTTTTGTTCCTAGTTTTGACATGTGTTACTTTTTTTTAGGTTTTACTTCGATTATTTCTTCTTTTTTTTGTGCTAATTCAGGATATATGCGTTCCCAATAGGTAACAAATCCTGTTTCAGTTTTTTCTGATAGTATTACTTCTACATTACTTAAATGTTCGGGTCTTGCTCCACATGCTACATCATCGGTTGTTTTAAAAGATAAAATGTTTTGATTACCTTTTCTATACAAATATCCAATAGCATCACTTGCAGAAGTAACTATTCTTTTTAATTTACCCGATAGGTCTAACTCCATAGATGCAAAAACAGTACTTTGCTTTTCTAAATTTACATCTTTGATATGCCCAGACTGTATTAACCGTGGAGCAAATCCTTTTATAAATTCTACAACTTTTGTATGAGCTTCCCATAGCCATTTATATCCAGCACCTTCAGGCATATTTATTATGTTACCATATTTGGCTTTACCACTATCAGGAGCATAAGTCCCATCAGGATTTTTCTTATACCAATTTTTACCTGGCAAAGTATTAGAATACAATTGCTCTGCATAAGGTATTGTTATTTTGTCTAATGAGGTAATAGTATCTATAGTAACAAAATCATACGGATATCCGGCTTCTTTAATTTGTTTACCGACTTCTTTAAGATCAGCCAACGTTTCTATTTTTATAACCATACCCTCAATATAATCACTACCATCTTCAAAATCTAAAATTAAATTATTAGGCAACTCAGCATAAGCACTTGTTTTTCCTGTTTTTGGTTTAGAAAAAATAATTAAATTTTTAGGGCTTTCTAGTTTGGCTTTGGTTTTAACTAATGGAATAGTTATCTTTTTTTCTTCTGACATATATATTTAGATTTTATTGGTTTCGTTGCTCAATTAAACTATTTAACCATAGTTTATTACTTACGGGTGCTTTGTGCAAGATAGCAAATATATCTCTAATTGTCAACTCTGATATAGGTAAATCATTAAGGTTTTTATCAACATTTATATCTATTGATTTATCATGTTTCTTTAAAGGTTCAATATCTATTAGTATAAATTTTGTTACCGGTATAAGATACTTTGTAAACTTTTTCACTTCATCATACTCTTGTGTTACCGTTGTTTTATAATCAGGATCAAATGTCCATTTATATAACCTACGTTCTTTATCTTCTGATAAAAATGCTCTATCTACAAATTCAATATATATATCTTTTGCATGTTTTAACTCACTATCAAAGAACCCTACTACTCTACAATTAAGTTCTTGATTATAATAGTTCATCTTTGGAATAAACAAAGGATTTTCAATATTTAAATGTTCAAATACAGCTTTATGTTTTAAAAACAACATACTGATTATTTCTTTTTTTTCTTCAGCAGATAAAGGTTGTGTTCTAAGTGTCATAAGTATAAATATTATTTTTTTATCTCTATTCTTAACATAGTCCATTCATCAACAGCTTCTACAGATATAGTTGTATTTGGATATTTCTTCTTAACAATATTACCTATATTTTCAGCTTCGAACAAATCGGCTTCACCTGGTTCATCAACACTCATATCTCCATGTCTTCGTGTTT